CGCTTGCCTTGATGCGTTTCCGTCAGGGTGGGTTCCTCCGGTTGCCGCTTGATGAGCCAGAGGATATTCGGTACTTCAGAAGCTCTAACAGAGAGCGCTACTACACAGTGTAAGGATAGAACATGGAAAAAGGTTTGTACGCAGCTCCGGTAGGGCTCGAAGAGGCCATGATGGCTGAACCCGAGGTCGAGATTGAAATCGAAGACCCGGAGAAAGTCTCTATTGAGATGGGCGGTATGGAGATCGAGCTAAAGAAAGCCGAGCCGACCGCAGAAGATTTTGATGCCAACCTTGCAGACTTTATGTCTGACGAAGACCTTGACTCGCTGGGCGGTGACTTAGCGGCTGAGTTCGAGAAGGACGTAGGCGACCGCAAGGAATGGATGGAGACATACGTCGAGGGCATGAAGCTCTTGGGCCTTAAGTACGAGGATCGTACGGAGCCGTGGGAAGGTGCCTGTGGTGTATTCCATCCGATGCTCACTGAGTCTGTGGTGCGCTTTCAAAGCGAGGCGATCATGGAGACGTTTCCTGCCTCGGGCCCGGTTAAGACCCAAATTTTGGGCGCAATAACCCCTGAAAAAGAAGACGCCGCAGAACGTGTACGTGACGATATGAACTACGAGCTGACCGAGGGGATGCCCGAGTATCGGCCCGAACACGAACGCATGTTGTGGAGTCTACCCATTTCTGGCTCCGCGTTCAAGAAGGTTTATTACGACCCGAACAAAGGCCGTCAGGTCTCTATGTTCATCCCGGCTGAAGACATCGTTGCGCCCTATGGTGCGTCTAGCCTAGAGAACGCCGAGCGTGTCACGCACGTGATGCGTAAGACCAAGAACGAGATTCTCAAGCTGCAAGCTGCTGGGTTCTACAGCGACATTGACTTGGGTGAGCCGAGCAACGAGCTGGACGACGTAGAGAAGCAAAAAGCTAGAGAGCAAGGGTTTTCTGCCTCGCAGGACAACCGGTTCCGTATCCTTGAGATGCACGTCGAGCTAGACCTGCCGGGGTACGAGGATAAAGATAAAAAGGGTAAGCCCACAGGCATTGCGCTGCCATACGTGGTGACCATTGAGAAGGGCACCGGGGCGATTCTGTCAATCCGTCGCAATTGGCGCGAGGATGATGAGCTCAAGACCAAGCGTATGCACTTCGTGCATTACCAATACATCCCGGGCTTTGGCTTCTACGGGTATGGTCTGATCCACTTGATTGGTGGCTACGCTAAGTCAGCCACGATGTTGATTCGTCAGTTAGTAGATGCCGGTACGCTCTCTAACTTGCCCGGTGGACTGAAGTCACGCGGGCTGCGGATTAAAGGCGACGACACCCCCATTGCTCCCGGTGAATTCCGTGACGTGGACGTCCCGAGTGGCAGCATCCGTGACAACATCCTCCCGCTGCCGTACAAAGAGCCGAGCCAAGTGCTCTATGGGCTGTTCCAAAACATCGTCCAAGAAGGTCGTGCGTTTGCCTCTGCTGGGGATTTGAACGTAAGCGATATGAGCGCCAATGCCCCTGTGGGTACGACGCTTGCGATTCTTGAGCGTATGTTGAAGGTGATGGGTGCTGTGCAGGCCCGCTTGCACTATGCCATGCGCCAAGAGTTTAAGTTGTTGAAGGGTGTCATCCGTGACTACACCGACGATGACTATGACTACAAGCCCGAGACCGGCGGTCGTAAGGCCAAGGGTGTTGACTATGACGTGACCGACGTCATCCCGGTGAGCGATCCCAATGCCAGCACGATGGCGCAAAAGATTGTTCAGTACCAAGCCGTGATGCAGTTGGCCCAAGGTGCGCCACAGTTGTACAACTTACCGCTGTTGCATCGTCAGATGATTGAGGTGCTTGGCATCAAGAATGCCGACAAGTTGGTACCCATCGAAGATGACCAGACCCCGACCGACCCGGTGCAGGAGAACCAGAACATTCTGACTGGCAAACCTGTCAAGGCATTCATCGAGCAGGATCATCAGGCCCACATTGCTGTGCACCAAGCAGCCATGCAAGATCCGAAGATTATGCAGATCGTGGGTCAGAACCCGATGGCTCAGCAGATGCAAGCGACGATGATGGCGCACATCAACGAGCACGTGGCGTTCGAGTATCGCAAACAGATCGAAGAGCAGCTTGGCCTGCCGATGCCGACGGAAGAGCAGAACAAGACGATGCAGCCCGAGGTGGCAGCAGAAGTCGCTCAACTTGCAGCCAAAGCATCCGCCAGACTTCTCCAGCGTGACCAAGCAGAGGCTCAACAGGCTCAGGCACAGCAGCAGGCGCAAGACCCAGTGCTGCAGATGCAGATGCAAGAACTCCAGATCAAGATGAAGAAGATGGAGCTCGAAGAGAAGAAACTCGCGGCTGACACCGCTGCCAAAGCAGACCAGCTCCTCATCGAGAAAGAGCGTATCGCGGTGCAAGAACGTATCGCTGCAATGCAGGTTGGCGCTAAAACAGCGGCTGATAGAGCTAATCTGAAGTCGAAAGACCAGCTTGAGGGGGCCAAACTAGGCGCGCAGATCGCTAGAGAGCGTGCTCAGATGGCTGAGAATCAACGAACAAAGGGCTAAATGGACGACAAGATAACCAACTACCTGCTCATTGAGATTGACAAACTCCGAGCAGAGCAATCTGTGTTTTTAAACTCCGGTAGAGCGGCGGACTTCGCCGAGTACCGGCACCTCTGTGGCGTAATCCGGGGTCTTACGCATGCAGAGTCCATTGTCAAAGACCTTGTGCAAAGAATGGAGCGTTCTGATGACGACGACTGAGTTTGACACTGCGGCTGTGGATTTATCCAGTGTTTTGGGGGCGACCCCGGAGCAAAAGGCCAAGCAGTTGCCTGACCCTAAAACCTACCACCTTCTGTGCGTTGTACCAGAAGCAATGGAGGAATTCTCTGAAAGCGAAAGCGGCATTATTAAAGCTGGATCAACACTTCATTACGAAGAGGTAACAACCCCCGTTTTGTTTGTGGTGAAAGTTGGCCCTGACGCTTACAAAGACGAAGCTCGGTTCCCCAGTGGGCCGTCATGCAAGCAGGGCGATTTCATCGTCGTGCGACCCAATTCAGGCACCCGTCTGAAGATTCATGGCCGTGAGTTCCGCATCATCAACGATGATTCGGTCGAGGCGGTTGTGGAAGATCCCCGTGGTATTGCACGTGCATAAGGAGTAATTTATGGCACAGAAAGAGTTTGAAGGTGAAGAATACAAATTCCCTGACGAAGCAGATGAAACTGTCTCCGAAGAACAAAATGCGGAAGAGGAAGAGTTCTCTTTCGAGGTTGAGGATGACACTCCTGAAGAAGACCGAGGCCGCAAAGCTGGCGACCCCCCAGAAGAAGTAACTGAAGAAGAGTTAGCTTCTTATGACGAAAAGGTACAAAAACGTATAAAAAAGTTTACACGTGGGTACCATGATGAGCGCCGAGCCAAGGAAGCGGCCCTGCGCGAGCGTCAGGCTGCAGAGGAATATGCCAAGCAGTTGTTCGAGGAGAACAAAAAGCTCCAAGAGAAGCTGGCCTCAGGTAGTCAGGAGTACATCGACCAAGCCAAGCAGGTTGCTGAGAGCGAACTAGAGGCAGCTAAGCGGGCTTATAGAGCGGCTTATGACGACGGAGATGCTGATGCAATTGTTGCAGCACAGGAACAGATTGCCCGTGCTACGTTAAAAATTGATAAGGCAGCATCACTAAAGCCTTTACAAGTTGAAGAAAAAGAGTTACAAATACGCCAACAGCCGCAAACTGTTGACCAACGCGCTGAGAAATGGCGTAGTCAAAATGGTTGGTTTGGACAAAATCGCCGCATGACTGCGTTCGCCTTAGGGCTGCATTCAGAGTTGGTTGAAGATCGCGGACTAGATCCGTCTTCGGATCGGTACTATCAAGAGATTGATAAGACGATGCGTAAGACTTTCCCCGATTACTTCGGGAGCGATGAGGCTAGTGATGCTCCTCAAACTCAAGCATCCGAACCGGCTCAAGAGGATGAACCTCCGCGCCGTGCATCAAAACCCGCTCCGGTAGTAGCCCCGGCTACCCGAAGCACACCGCCTAATAAGGTAAGGCTAAAGGCATCAGAGGTCGCGATAGCCAAGCGACTTGGGGTACCGATAGAACTTTACGCTAAACAGGTTGCTAACTTAAGGAATGGAGCTTAAAAATGGCTGGACAACAAAACCGACTCGCACGTGAACTCGATTCGCGTCAAGTAGCCGCCCGCCCTGAGGCGTGGCGTCCCCCGGAGACTTTGCCCACGCCAGACGATCGACCCGGGTGGAAACACCGATGGGTACGGGTGAGCATGATGGGTGCTCCTGACCCGCAGAACGTCTCTGCCAAGTTCCGCGAGGGGTATGAAGCGTGTAAAACCGACGATTATCCCGAAATGATGCACCTCGCTTCTCAAGACGCCCGCTTTAAAGGGAACATTGAGATCGGTGGTCTGTTGTTGTGTCGTATCCCGGAGGAGTTCCTCCAGCAACGTGCTGCTTATTACGATAAGCAAAACCAAGCTCAAGTGGATTCGGTCGATAACAATTTTCTTCGTGAGAATGACCCTCGCATGCCGCTTTTTGCGGATAAGAAATCGAAGGTCACTTTTGGTTCTGGTTCTTAATTTTTAGGAGAGTCTAAATGGCTGCTACCGAGACACCGTACGGGCTTCGTCCCGTAAAACGTGTTGACGGCATGCCCTATGCGGGCGCTGTCAGCGAATATCTAATTGACCCGGCTGGTGTTGCTAACAACATCTTCCACGGCTCGATTGTGCAATTGACTACTGCTGGCTACGTTGAGCTGGCCGATGGTACCGGTGCTGATATTACTACCAATAACTTTGGTGGTAGTGGCATTGGTGCCCTTGGCGTGTTCATGGGCTGTGAGTATGTGAACGCACAGGGTCAGGTCATTCATTCTCAATACTACCCCTCCGGCACCACCGGTGTTGTTAAGGCGTATGTTGTGGATGATCCGATGGTGATGTTCCAAGCCCAGCTTGATAACACTGCTACGCAGGCCGCTCTTGGTGCTATTACCAAGCTGCCCGCCGCGCAGAATGCCCTGACTTCCGGTAGCACTGCTACTGGCAACTCTAATGTGGCACTTGACGCGACCACGCAAACTACCGTCGGCGGATTGCTGATTGTTGGTTTTGCTTCTCCCGTTGGTGACGCTTACCCAGACGTATACGTTAAGTTTACGATTGGTGGGCACCACTTGACTAACAACGCTGGCGTCTAAGGAGTAAATTAAAATGGCTATTTCACGCAGTCAACTACTGAAAGAGCTGCTCCCGGGCCTGAACGCTTTGTTTGGTCTGGAGTATCAAAAGTACGGCGAAGAGCACAAAGAGATCTACGAAAGTGAGACCTCGGAGCGCTCGTTTGAAGAGGAAACCAAGCTGTCTGGCTTTGGTGCGGCCCCGGTGAAAGCCGAAGGCTCGGCCATTGCTTATGACAACGCTCAAGAAGCTTGGACGACTCGTTACAACCACGAAACCATTGCTATGGGCTTCTCGATCACCGAAGAGGCGGTTGAGGACAACCTGTACGACAGCTTGTCTGCTCGTTACACCAAGGCTCTGGCTCGTGCTATGGCTTACACCAAGCAGGTTAAAGCTGCTGCGGTTCTGAACAACGGTTTCTCCGGCAGCTATGTCGGTGGCGACAATGTTGCTCTGTTCAGCACGGCTCACCCCTTGGTTGGTGGCGGCACCAACAGCAACACCCCGGCTGCTCAAGTCGACCTGAACGAAACCTCGCTTGAGGCTGCAATCATTCAGATCGCTGCTTGGACGGACGAGCGTGGCCTGCTGATCGCTGCTAAGCCTCGTAAGTTG